GAACCTGAAGGTAGTTGTATAATATCACCAACTACAATTTCTTCCGTATATTCTTGGTTAGTACCAACAAGGCCATTACTAACAGTTTCTGCTAAAATTTCATCACCTACTGTTTCTGTATCAGAAGCTGATCCAAATTCTTGCCTTAATTGATTACCATCCTCTAATACAATCCTATCAGTTAAACCAAAAGTATAGTTTCCTGATAGTTCAAAATTTACATCTAGGTCTAGGTCAGCTGTAAATCCATCTCCTGCATTATTTGTATAAGGCATAAAGAATTGTTTTACATCTTGACTAAACCCTCTTGATAAAACTGTAGAGGTTGTGCCTGCAACAGTGTCTCCTGAATGACTGCTAGTGATAGCTTCACTTGTGGAAAATTTACCTATAACATTCTGAACAACAAAGTTAGTATTACTTGTTGTGCCTGAAACAACTAAACCTGTTGCACCTGATGTTGATCCTGTTATTAAAGCGCCAGTGCTAAGACTACAAGCAGCTGACATTGTAATATCAGTAAACATATTAATGTCAAAAAGATATAATTTATATTTTGATGTATTATTACTAGAAGATGATCCAGCAGTACCACTATTAAATTCTAAATGTTTGGCTCTTGCATATCCTACATGAGTACCAGCACTTTGACCGCGAGTCACATTCTGTCTATTAAACAATTGAATTTGTTCCATAGTATCAACACTACTTACTGAAGCACTATCTGGTACCATATCAGGTGTACCGTATACATTAACAACATTAGCATACTGTCCTTGTGTTGCAGCTACAGTTCCATCTGTGATTACATCTACTGTTCTTGCTTTATCAAAGTTTACAAGACTTGATGAAATTAATTCTACTTCTCTACCAGCTACATAAGCTTTACCAGGACTAATTTGACAAACAAACTTTGTTTCATCTCCGGCGGGCGAATCGGTGGCCTTATAAAGACCATTATTAATTCCAGTATCCAGATGTTCTTTAATACTAAAAGTAAATGGTTTAACAAAATAATCTCCAGACTCTTCCATTGTGCGTCTGGCTATCATATCTTCTACTACAGAATATTCTGGATATCTAACATGAGATTTTATAGAGCCTGCTTCTAATCTTATAAGCTCTACAAAATTAGTATCTGTAGTTCCTGTAAGTGTATGTTTTGCTAATGTTAATGTTATTTTAAGTCGATCTGCACCATCAGCAGCAAAGTTTGTTGTACCTTGTGCATTATCTTTTAATGATCCGTCTGTTAAATGACTTACTAGAGTTTCGGTAATATCGAAACCAACTCTATAAGAAGGTACATTAGTATACTTGTCCAGTACTAGAGTTTGAGCTGTAGTCTGAACAAACATACCTCGAACAAAGAATACACCTGCGGTAACTGTTACTGCACTACCTGTAGCTGCAGCACCTGTTGCTTGAGCTGTTGCTGTTACTGCCGCAGCTGCAAAAGTAGTAGTAATTGGATCTCCAGCACTATTTACTCCTGTTAATGTAAGTGCGGTATCTGAAGAAATAGTTTCTCCATCAGAAAATGTTTGAGATGCAAAATCGGTACCTGATGCAATATATTTTATAAAGAGAGTATCTGGATCATCAGTAGTAGCAACTGCATATCCAACAACTCTTGCTTTAACACCACTTGTTGTGCCTGTAATTTCAGTACCCACATAAGAACTTAAATGATTCGCTGTTGTGTATGTATTTGTTCCTGTAACATATGTAGATTGCAGTTTTAAAGCAAAATGATTCTCATCATATCCTACACTACCAGGAATAACAATTGAACCTTCTTTAAAAATGTGCCTACCAAATCGTTCAATTTGGTTTTGCTGAATACTTTGAAGGGTTGTTAATTCTCTAGCTTGTACTGCCTTTCCCGGTTTAAATAATACTCTATGAAATTGATCGGCTTCATCAAAATCATCATAGTACGGGGTAACATTCAGGTCTGTTTTTTGTGCCATTTTTTAAAACTCGATTACTAACTTAATATTTTCTGTTTGGTCTGATGCTCTCATAATAGGAGCTCTGTGCTCAACATACATAACATCACCACTATAAAAATCTATTTCAGGATTATTTACTGTACTTGTTGTTCCAGTAGCACTAGAAGATGCACCAGTAACAACCTCCGATGTAGCAAAAGCTGTTAAGTTTTTATTTGTATCTACACCAGTATATTCAGTTTGTATATAATAGAGTTTTCTGTTTGTAGAGTCCCAATGTACTACTACACCTTTTGCACCAGAAGTTCCTCCAGTAATAATTTCATCATTACTAAAAGTTCCCGGTGTAGGTGATGCAGCAAAAGTTACACTTTTTAATGCACTTAATGTAGATGCTGTGGATACCGTTGTTGTTCCATAGTTATATGGATTACGAACTAAACCAATTCGTCTAAAATCCTGTCCTACAACAAAGTCACCTGAACCCTCAGTTCCTGCTAGACTTGTATTTGTCATTACATAAAATGCACCAAGTTCTTTTAGTGCATCATATCCATGACCATTTCTTGGACCTAAAATTGGTGTTAATACAGCAGAAGTAGTTGCTGTGCCTACACCAGAAATACCATCAACATAAACTGTTGCATATGTATAACCAGTTCCTTGTGCTGTTACGGTAACAGAAGTAACTGCACCTCCACCAACAACTACAGTACAAGTTCCACCAGAACCATTTCCTCGAATAGGAACAGAAGTATAAGTACCGTTAGTATAACCAACACCAGCAGTAGTGATTTTAATATGACGAATTTCACCATCAACAGCATTACTCGATACTGTACTTTGAGATCCACCTGACACTGTTCCTAAGGTATCAATAACAGGCATAAAATCTGTCGTAAGAAAATTTTGTACTTGAGTGGTAGTCATAGTGTACATATATTTCCAAATATAACTATCACCAAGAGTAAATTCTGTATTACCTGTACTGGTTGGTTTTACTGTAGCTGCAGCGCCAGCATTATTACCTATACACTTATAAACTTTATACTCATCAGTCATTACAAAAAATGTAGAATCAAAAAGTGTTGTTGCACCACTAGTAGAAGTTACTGATGAACTATAATCATGTCTATATTCATCGTATACAGTACCAGATGTCCAGTTGCGTCTAGGAACAACAAAAGATAAATCACTTGTACTTACCTTTTTGGCAGCTAACATATCTCTAAAATGTCTGTACTCATCAGTTACACTATCATTAGGTGTAGGAGGAGAAGCATCTGTACCGCCACCAGTAGTTGTCGAAAACTGCTGAGGCCTTCCTATAAAGACATAATAGGTAGAAGCAGCTGCCTCGCCAAATGATTCATAGAATTGTTCTGCGTTATGAATCCTAAATTTGTTTGTTACAATTGCGGCCATTTAAATTAATTCTCCGTTTTATTCTACTATTTATACAGGTTTATGTAACCGATATTGTTATTTCAGACGGTGCAGGTATATTATGTTTTGCACCAGGAAAATCTGTTATTTGTTCTAAAGTAAATTCAGACCATTGTGCTGGATGGTATGAACCACTAGTTCCTGTATTTTGTGTTGCACAAAATTTATAATTATAAACATTAGTTCCATCAGCGTGTGTTGCAGCTGTTGTACTATTTGCTCCTCTAGTACATCCTGTTAAATCATTACCAGATTTACCAGTATATGTAATTTGTTCATCTTCTATAACAATAGTTCCTGATGTTGGGAATTGTGCAGCACTAGTTAAAGTAATTGTAGTATCTGAATTTGATAAAGTACCACCTTCATTTAATGTTGTTAATTCTCTCTTATCATAGAATCCAGTATGACCTCTAAATGTTGTAGAACTATCTACTGATCTCCTTTCACTATCTGCAAACATATACCGATTTATATTTTTTCTAATCCAACCACCATCACCTATAAAATGACTATCACCAGATGATGCTGGAATAGTAATTGTTGGATAAATTATAGATTCTCCGGATCCTTTTCGAGCTCGTGTTTGTCTTAAATTTCTATCTAAAATAATATGATGTGTTATAGAAACATCTTTATCATTACTTAATGGTGTTCCTGCAGGAACTCCTACAAGAGGTGCTGAACTTACAGTCTGTGCAGTACCACCCAAACGCCTACCAAGTTGTGTAGTGAAGATGGTCTTGAGTGTTGATAGTAAGTCAGGTGTAAATGAATCACGAGCATCAGCCAGATCAGGTACAGTAGAGCTTGTCTTAATTCTCAAATTAAGTGTATTTACTGGATCAATCTGTGAGAATAAAGCAAACCCAGATGGATGTACAGAACTCAATAATGAATCTTTCCATATTGTAATAGATGTTGCTGTTTTTACTACATACGAAAAGTCCTGATAGTAATAACTATCTTGAATTTTCTTTGAATCTTCAGATATAAATCCATCTTCATTAATATACTTTCCAAAAACACCTGTTGCACCTATATTGGATGTGAATGTTACAGAATCTACACTATTAATTGTTGCTGTTGTTCCTGTATCAGATTCAGTAATAACTTCATCAGCTTGAAAAGTACCTGTAACAGATGTTACCTTTATTAATTGTGAACCAGAATCATATGATTTTATTAGAGCTGTAGCACCACTAGTTCCACCAGTAATTATTTTGTTAGCTAAAAGATCAGCCGATGCACCGGTGACTAATATATTTGTAACCGTTGTTAGTGCAGGTGTTTCCGTATAGTGAATTCCTGGTTCTATTACTTTTGCAGCTGCAACCTTCCCGACCGTACCAGCACCCTTTGCAATAACTTTACCACCACTTCTATTGGTAACACTTAAAACAACAGCATTATTACCAGATGTTGCACCGGTTACTGTATCACCAGCAACTATTGTACTGTCTATTTCTGTATATTCTATATAATTATGGTCCGGAATTTCAGGATCAGGATAGTGTCTAACTACCGTTCCAGATGCTGTTGAAGGTGCAGTTGCATCTATAACTTCTCCTACAGTAAAATTGCCGAGAGTATTTGTTGTTTCTTGAATATGTCCGCCCGTTGTCGTATAGGCAAATGTCGTTTGTGTTAGAGCTACATTTTCCTCCAACATCATCTTAGCACCAGTTTCAAATAATATATTATCTTCATCTTCTGCTAAAATTCTAGAAGCTCTAACTCGTAATGTTTTTGTTGTTGGTAGTGTTAGTGCTGGTAAACTGGAATAATTATTTCCTATAGCAGTTACTCTGACATCCGTAATATCACCAATTCCATCACCCAATTCTTGTACAAATTTTCGTCCCGGTTTATTATCAGAAGCTACTGTATAATCTTCTAATATAAAATGGTCTGTAGATACCATTCCATAATTTTCTTCTTGAGTAAAATATGTAGTTGTAGTATCTTCTGTAAGAAGTTCTCCAACTTCATTTTCTAAAGTAATTCTAAATTCGTTTGTAAGAGAACCTGTTTCAGGAGCAAAACTACCATTAACCAAAGCAACTTCTGCAGCAAGACCGGTACCACTTGTTCCTGAGTTAGAAACGGATAATACATCACCTATTTCATAACCACTACCGATATCTGAAATTTCAATATTAGATACTTTACCATAAGTTACAGCATCAATACTAACTTGAGCACCAATACCTATATCAGAAGTGGCTGTTAGTGTATCACCTGTGGAAAAATATTGTCCGGATATTGATGGGGAAATAGACGACAACATAGAAGTATTTTTAGCTAAAATAGTTCTATTTGCATTTGTATTATCTTGACCATAAATTCTTTGACCGGGTAAAAATGTTCCAGATAAACTTCCTTCTGTAAGTGTTAAATCATAAAGAACTACAGGTCCCAATTGAATTTGAGATACAGATTCTACTGTTGCAGTTGCTTTCCCTAGTGTAGAATATCCGCCGGCAGGTCCTGCATACCCAACCGTATCTGGATGATGAGGCTGTCCTTCTTCAATCGTAAGGTCTCTTGCAGCATCTTGTGTAATTGTTTCTCCAACCAATTTACTTATATCATGGGTAAGTAATGTAGAACCTTCTTGTTCTATATGTTCTCCATTTTCCATTAACAAATACAATTGGTCATTTTCATCATTCTCTAATAGTAAAGCATCATTGACTTGAACAACTCTTAATGTAGTATCATCTGCCCATGTACCATCTGATATTCTAAATATATTTTCTGTAGGATAAAATAAATCTACACTTTCACCTAACAATATTCTAAAGAATATTTCATGTCCTTTTCTAGTTCCTTTTGCTCTATAAAGGTCTTTAATATTCTTTAAAATATTTCTTTCATCTAAAGTAGCTAATCTAGTAACCCCAGCTTCATCTGTAATTGTAATATCTGTAGCAAGCTTTCTAGGAATTGTCCGCATGAAAGCTTCTTTAAATTGTTCAAAGAAAATATCAATTGTATCATCAATATCAGCATATTCCATCAAATCAGAAATATTTTGAACAGGGTTGGCTGTATAACTTTCTATATAAGCAGATGCGTTAGAAGTTGCACCAACAATTTGTTCATCTATAATGAATTTGTTTTGCGATGATATGAATAATCTAGAATTATGATTAATATCTTCTGCACGAATTACAGCCGTCGCCTTAGATGTTTGACCAGTAATCGTTTCACCATTTATAAAAGAACCTGCTGTCCTCTCACGGCTAGCGGCAGTTAATGTATCACTACCTACAGGAGTTTCTTCAGTAGGTGCACCAATTGCTGCACCACCTACCCATGTCTGATTATAATCTTCTAAAATAATTGTATTACTTTCACCTTTACGATAAAAATTATCATCTTCTAAAAGAATATAAGTAGTACTACCTTCCTCAGTTAATATTGAATCGTTATTACCTAATGTTTTTAATTTGAGCTCAGCAGACTCTAAAAACTCATAATACTTTTTTATAAACCCAACAAAATCAGGATGATCCGATTTTATAAAATCAGGTAACTGTTCTGGGATTAAAACAGAAATTTTATTTTTAGTTGTTGCCATTTATCAATAAGAAGTCTTTGTTACATATGTTGTGCCGGCATTAGAAGAACCTGCAGCAATAGTATCAGCTTCACCTGTTACTGTCATATTAGAAGTATCAATTTCTAATATTTGATTTCTGACAGGCACTATATCATTTGAACTTGGATTAACTGTTAATGTTATTGTACCACTACTATTAGATACCGCAGTAATGTTTATTGCATCTATTACTATTTGACCTGTAGTATACGATATAGTTCCTACAGCAGAATCAACATAAGTTTTTGTTGCACCTGTAAGATAATAAGTACGAATATTTCCACTACCATCATCATCTAGATATAAAGTATTTGCATTACCACTAATTGTAAATCCCGTACTAGATAATATTGACATATGACCAGAATGTGGATTATAAAGTGGATTATTAAAATCTATAGTATACTTTGCTGATGTAGATAGTGTGGGTGTTAATTCTTGTGTCATAGTAATGGTTGTAATATTAGACAATATAGAAGTATCTACTTCATCTATAGTTTTAATAAATTTTGAATATCTAAAAAGACTTTCAAAAGCTTCCAAATTATTATCACTAAATGTAGATATTGCATCTGCAACCAATGTTTCCAAATCTGTTGCTGTTTTATTGGTTATTGTAGCATTATATTTAAAATTAATAACAGGTATAATTTTTGTTGTCACTGGATCTATAAACTCAGGTGTAATACTGGCCACTGTATAATTATTTTTCAATTGATTCTTAATAGACTCTTTGGTGGTATTAGTAAGATTTGCACCTGTATTCGGCCGAATACTAATATAAACTTTTCCATACACCGGCGGATCGGCATATTCACCGCCCCATACTGCAACAGATTCTATATCTGGATAAAGAGTAGGTAATATTGCTTTATAATCTTCAGCAGTTACTGCTCTATTTTGTGTAGTATAATTAAATGTAGCACTTTGTTTTATAGCATCTATGCTTTCTGCAATTGCACCACCGGTCGCTGCAGTTTCAGTTACCACAGTAATATTAGTAAACCCTGAAATTGCAGCTGCAGGTGTAAATGCAGATGCACCATTAGCATCTGTAACATTAGTAACAATATATTTTAAGATTACAATATTACCGTCACCTAAAGCTTTTCCTACAACACCATCTCCGAAATATACTTCCCAATTACCATCAACCGATTCTTGTATAAAATAAGAAGTTGTTGTTCCTGTAATATTAACTAAATTATCAGCCAAAGTATATGTAGTAGTTGTACTGTCTGATGAACTTTTTTGTACCTGAACTTGCAATGTAGAAGTGTCCACATTAGCATTTTCTATAAGAAATCTTTGATCGGGATCGTCTATATCTACAGTATATTCTGTTGTAACCCAAGTACCCTCATAAATTGGAATACCATTTGTTTCACCAAAAGTATAAATGCCGGCCGTTGGTGTTAGAACTCTAGACGTAGTATTAATAAACTGATAACTGACGCCATCAATAGTTGTAGTAAAAACAAATCCTTCCGGCATTAATATTGTAGCTGTATTTGCATCATTAACAGTCACCTTAACATATGCGGTAGGTGCCTTTACTGATGTGGGTGTATATCCTAAAGCTTTTGCATGAGAAGTTACGGAGTTTCTTTTAACAGCAGTATCTAGGAACATTTCATTCGCTAACATATTAGCTTGAAATGCTTGATAGTGTGTATTATAAGCAAGAGTATCCAATAAGATATTCATACCAGATGCTTCAAAATCAAAATCAGTAAATTGATTTTGACTTTTTAGATAAGTTTTTAAATTAGACTTTATATCATCGAAATCTAATTCTGTAATTTGTAATTTACCTTCTGTGTTTAATCCCGCTGCCATTATCGTATTCTCTGTAGCATTAATTCCACTTCTTCTATTTGTTCTGGAACATTGTTTATAATAAATTCAATAACACAACTAATTTCATTATTATCTAATCTATCACCAAAAATAACATTTGTTACTGTGACTCTAGGCTCGTGTATTGATATACTTTCTATAATTTTTTCTCGGAGTACAGCAATAACTACAGGCGTAACATTTTCAAACAAAGAACCTCTAATATTAGTTCCTATTTCTGGATGAAATGGTTTATCCCAAGTATTTAAAAGAACTAGGTTACGGACAGCTCTCTTTATATTTTGCACATCCGTAACTGTAGAAACATCTCCAGTAACTGGATTACGGGAGAAAAATAAATTTAAATCTTTATAGATAAAGTTACTGCGCTCGGAGTTATTAACAGATTGAGCATCAGAATAACCTGTATTGTATTGTGTTGCTGGCATATCTAATATTTATCTACTTTCCCTGTCCTCTATACTTTTTCCAAGTTCTCTTTTTATGTTTATTCTTTGGCCTAGAACGTGGCCCATCTCCAATAGACGTTCTCTTTTTTACTGTTTCTTTTTTTATTGAAGATGGTAAATGTATTTTTTTAGCCATTCTTCTTCCTCGGAGCCTTCTTTCGTGATTTATTATTATTGTTATGATGATGGTGATGGTGATGTTCTTCTACTTGCACCTTATCTTCCTTCTTCCAAAATGTTTGGACTAAACCATATATCACCAAACCAACTGCAGCCAACTTAGGTACAAACCATACCAAAATTCCTGCAACTATCATTACTACTCCCAAACTTACATCTCTATCTTTTATTCTTTCATTCAAATTTTCCAACATTTTATTCTCCATTTATTAATTAACTTCCTACAAACACATCAGGCGATCCTTCACTTGTATCCGGTCCACAATGAGGACCTCCTATAGGTATACACAAACTATCAGCAGCTGAAAAGCCTACATGACCGACTACTAATATATTGTGTACATAAACTTCATCTGCATTTCCTGCTAATGTTCCAGCACCATGGTCACAAGGATCTCCATCAGAAACAACTAGCAAGTTATTTGCAAATACATCTTGCTGATTTACAACTGTTGTGTTAGCTCCACAAATTCTATCATCTGTGTTTCTATGTGTTGGTAATACTGGTAATCCCATTCCTATTCAATCTCCATGTGGATTTCCCGGACCACCACCATAACCACCATGGTCACTGCTGCCATCAGGATTAGATCCATCATGCTCAGAAGAATCACCACAACTATCACCGTCATCCCCAAGAGACTCTGGATCGGCAGGTTCGCCATGTTTGCTTCCTTGTGCATTTCCGAATATTTTAATATTACCATCCTCGTCTATATAATTTTCAAAACCAGTTTTCGGAACTTCACAATCACCATTAATTAACATCCTAGGCGGACAACTGGCAGCTGCAATAGTTGGATTACCTCCAGCATTTGGTGAAGAAATACCTCCACCCATTTGTATGGCCAATCCCCCATGGTTCTGAGAAAAATGACCGCCATTTGGGCCGTGGGACTGAGCTGCAGCCAAACCACCCAATGTAATACTAGTGCTACTTCCAATCATTGTACCATTAATACTCATCGCATTTGCTGGAAAATTTAATAGGGTACCCGCCGCCGTTAATGCTTGAGTACCAATTGCTGTTTGTAGTGTATTACCATAAGTTCCAATTTGTGCCTGAACAGCACTATTAACTAAAGACAAATTAGCACTTCCACCATTTACAGAAAGACCTAATCCTGCCGGGCCCTGCAAATTTAATCCTAATGATATTCCCATACCGGCTGGGTTTATTCCAATATTCGCATTAAACCCAGCTTTATTTAATACAGGATTTACAACTTTATTGGTGATGTCTGTTATAGCCTTACCAACAATTGCACCAGCCAAACCTTTTACAAAACCCATAGGATTCTGCAATATATTCAACCCCATTGAAATGGCTGGGGGTAGTGTAATTGCATATTGCAAACTCATCCCAAGAGCGCTATTACCAACAGATCCTTGTAATGCAGAAAATCCAGAAGAAAGCTGACCGGCCGCCGATTGTGCAGCAGTCATAATAGGTCCGAAAGCTGTTTTTGCAAGGGCAGCTGCAGAAGATACTACCCGTGAAAAGAAACCGCCTAAACTAATTCCAAATGCCATATATCTATATTTCCTTAAAATTTAGTATTACTCTTACCAGCAATAATATCATTAATGGTATCATGTGTGACTCGGATATTTTCACCACCATATCCAGACCCCGGTTCTACTGGATCATTTGCATTTAATCCTAATCCAATCGGGTTAGCTAAATCAGGATCAGGAATATCTATAGGAATAATATCTATAGTTGGTGCCAAGTATGCAAGATTAGCGATTGGTTTTGTTTCTGGTGTAAGAGTAAAGGCAGAAATAGCCCCAGCAGCGTCGTCGGCAGCTGTTGCATCCTCGGCCGGAGTTGCTGCCGGACCATTCATATCAATCCGAGGTGCAGTTTCAATAATATTGCCACCAGCTAGATTATTAAAATTGAGACCCGACTCCATAAAATGGGATATCCAAGCTTTACTGTTTATATTACCTAGATCAGATTGGAGAAATAAACTCCATTCAGATTTTATATGAATTTCTTTTGATTTTGACTCAAGTAATATATTTTCATCAATAGATTTTATATCCATATCTTTTTTAGAAGATATACGCATTAAATCATAAGATAATATGTGAGTCGCCTCGGCCGAAGTAGCAAATAGTCCAAGACCAGATTTAATATTAATATCACTTCCCAATGTCTCTAAATTAATTTTCTGAGCGGCCCAGACTTCAACTTTACTGGTTAGTGCGGTGATATTTACTCCGGCACCTGATGATAATAAGTCAATAGTACCAGCAATAGCCTCTGCTCGGATTTGGCCAGCTGCAGCATATTCATATATGTTACCACCCAAAGTAGTTTCATAAATATCTCCGGCCGCAGTAGTTCTATTATTATGCGATGCTGAAAATTCATCAACAGTTGTCAAAGCATAAGTCTTATTAGCTAAATATGAAAACTGTTCGATATTGGCCATCGAGCTAATGAAAATATTATCAGTTAATGTTTTCAGCGATATATCTTTAATATCAGCCTGCATCTTTATACTTTCTATGGCCTCTGTTTGGATATTACCCGTCTTTGTAAATAATATAGAAAGTTCTTTACACTTCCGAGTCCCAGCATGATACTTTGCAGATGCAGGATCCAGTGCAGTACCCAAAATATTCATATGACCATCATACTGCATATTAATATCACCAAGAGCTCGTATATTAACATTACGTTTTGATGATAAATCTAAATCCCCACCAGAATGAATTTGTATCTTCCATTTTGCAGATATATCCATTCTGTCATTAGCTCGAATCATTATTTCATCATCAGCCGTCCATGCAACCTTACCTTTGACATAAAGATAGTCATCAAAGATACGAATATTATAATTATCACCTTTTACATAATCAACCTTTGTGCCTTGATGGTCAACTTCGTAATATGTACCAGATCGGTGCATTTCATGGATTCGTTCTGCACCTGGAGTATCATCATATTCTCTAATATGACCTGATTCAGTTTCATATACATGATTATATGGATACTGAGCAGCCCAACGACTTGTAGGTTGGTTCCAGAACCGTGAATTGATTCCGGTATTCATTTCCGGATTACCAATATTAATTTGACGTTCTCTTGTTTCTGCTTTTGCTCTAATTGACCAGTGTGGATTAACTGTAATTACACCTTCACCCAAATAAGCAGAAAATAAGCTATAATAACTATCATGCAAATCTACAGCATCAATAACCGACGGTGTTGTAGTTTCTGTATCAGCATACTCAATGCTTCCTGGACCAGACCAAGGAATTCCATCCTGGGTACCTAATTTAATTTCAAAACTAGTTCCTTTATCAGTTACGGTCATACAGCGATAAATTCTGCCGTTATATTCTTCAGCACCTCTAACGCCTGATATCATTATAATATCACCTTTTTGAATTAAAGGTTTTGCATTTTTTCCTCTACTTTCTTTAGGTTGAGCAAAATAATTAGTACTATCTCCATATAAACCGACTTTAGTAGTAACCATATTACCATCAATTTTTTGAATGGGTATACCGCCTTCCGCAAGTCTATTTGTATCCTTTTCAGGTAGTAATACTAGATCAGTATTTTTTACATCTTTCCATTTAATATCTTTACGAGCTTCTGCTTTATTAGGATTACTAATATTATAGATACCAGTTCCGTATTGACCAGCCTCAAATAATTCTTTTACCTCTAATCTATGTGATGGTGTTAATTTTCCTTTTTGTACATATCGTGTTCTTGGATGAGAGATCCTATATTCTTCCCCATCTAGTAAAAAGTAACCAGTTTCATCACCAGATTCTTGACCCCAGGATGCTCTATTGTCTAATGGGTCTATACCAGTCATACCAGCAGAATCTTTAGAAACTGTTGGTGTATCTCTGGTGATAGGCCATGTAGGTGCATGAGTTCCACCTGGAGCCTTACCGGCCTCTTTATTTGCTCGCCAATAGTCATCTTCCAAATATCCAGTAGATATTACGGTACCCATTCTT